TATGCTGCGCACACGGCCGCGAGTTCGATACACCGCGAGTCGCGCCATGAAGCCAGGCACCAAGCCTAAGCCCACTGAGCTCAAGGAGCTCGCCGGCAACCCCGGCAAGCGGCCGTTGCCGCACGGCAAGCGCCAGGCGCGGGGCGAGATGCCTCGGATGCCGGGCGGCCGGCTCTCGGCGCTCACGCAGTTCACCTGGGTCCGATTGCGCGCCGCGCTGGAACCGCTCGGACTGCTTACCGACGCAGATCCGGAAGTCTTCGAGCTCATGGTCCGGCACTTCGCCCGGGCGATCGAGGCCGATGAGCTGGTGTATTCAGAGCAGCTTGTGCTCGATGGTGAGAAGTCGAGCTATCGCCATCCGGCGGACGTGGCCTTCGTGCAGCACTCGCGCATGTTCCTGCGCTATGCCACGGAGTTCGGGCTCTCGCCCTCCAGCCGCGCCGCGCTGGATGTGATGCTCCCCGGTGAAGAGGACAAGTCATGGGCCGAGCTGCTCTTCGAGGGCACCCAGGCTGCAGCCGAGGGCAAACAGCGCACGACCTCGCTATCCCGCTCGATCGGGGCCCGCTCTGCCAGGGCGCTCGCCGGCGCCGGGCTGGGCACGCTGGAGCTGGCCAGGATGGCTGTCAAGGAAGGCATGGACCTTTCCAGCATCCCGGGCGTGGGCCCGGCGACTGTGCGCAAGCTCGAGGATCTGCAGTGAGCCGGCATGGCCCGCAAGCAGCCCGAATTCCACTTCGATGCACAGGCCGCCGACATGGCGGTGGCGTTCTTCGAGCGGCTGCTGGTCCACATCGAGGGCGAATGGGCGGGCGAGTCGTTCAGCCTGCTGCCATGGCAGCGGGACGAGATCATCCGGCCGCTCTTCGGCTGGAAGCGCCGCGACGGCACCCGCAAGTTTCGCTATGCCTACATCGAGATCCCCCGGAAGAACGGCAAGTCGACGCTGGCGGCCGGAATCGCGCTTTATCTGCTCTTTGCCGACGAGGAGCCTGGGGCCAAGGTGTTCAGCGCCGCGGCCGAACGGGAGCAGGCGGCGATCGTGTTCGAGACCGCCAAAGCCATGGTCGAGGAATCGCCCAAGCTGCTGGCGATGTGCGATGTGTTCAAACGCTCGATCGTGGTCCCGGCGACCAGGTCGGTCTACCGGGTGCTTTCGGCGGAGGCCTACAACAAGCACGGCCTGAATGCCTCGGGCGTGGTCTTCGACGAACTGCACGCCCAGCCGGACCGCGAGCTCTGGGATGTCCTGACGACTTCGACTGGCGCCCGCCGGCAACCGCTGGTGGTGGCGATCACCACCGCCGGCTACGACCGCGAGTCGATCTGCTGGGAGCAGCATGAGTACGCCCAAAAGGTTCTCGATGGCGTCATCGAAGACCCGAGCTTCTTCGCCTACATCCGGGCTGCAGGCGATGACGAGGACTGGCTGGACGAGGAGGTCTGGAAGCGGTGCAACCCTTCGCTCGGCGTAACGATCAAGCTGGACTATCTCCGGGCGGAGGCCAACCGGGCAAGGCAGGTGCCAGCCTATCAGAACACCTTCCGCCGGCTCCATCTGAGCGAGTGGACCTCCCAGCAGACACGCTGGCTGCCGATGGAGGCCTGGGAGCAGTGCGCGCATCCGGTGGATCCGGAGGCGATGGGCGCCCGCCAGGCTTATGGCGGGCTGGACCTGGCCTCCGCCATCGATGTGGCGGCCTTCAGCCTGGGCTTCGAACCGCCGCCAGATCTGGAGGAGGGCGAGGACCCGGGGCCGATCCCGACGCTGCACTGGTTCTGGATCCCCGAGGAGAACCTGATCGAGCGGGCCCGGCGCGACCGCGTGCCCTACGACGCCTGGGTGCGGGACAAGTGGATTACGGCGACGCCGGGCAACGTGATCGATTACGAGTGGATCATCCGGGACATCACGCAGCTCGGGCAGCAGTTCAACATTCAGGAGATCGCTTTCGACCGCTGGGGCGCCTTCCAGATCAGCCAGCGCCTCGAGGGGGCTGGCTTCACGATGGTGGCCTTCGGCCAGGGTTTTGTCTCGATGAGTGCGCCGACCAAGGAACTGCTGCGGCTGACCGTGGACCACAAGCTGGCGCACGGCGGCAACCCGGTGCTGCGCTGGATGGCCGACAACCTGGTGGTTACGCAGGACGCCGCCGGCAACGTCAAGCCGGACAAGAAGAAGAGCCGGGAAAAGATCGACGGGGTGGTCTCACTGATCATGGCGCTGGATCGCTTGACCCGGCACGGGGGCACTGCATCCGTGTATGAGACCCGGGGACTGCTGGAGATATGACCGTCTTGGCGGATGTGCTGGGCGTCGCCGGCTTTGCTTCGCTCATGGCCGGCCTGGTGATGACCGTCGGCGCTGGCGGGGCATTGATCGCCGGCGGGATCCTGCTCATGGCGGTCAGCCTGTTCGCCCATTGGATGCGGAGTAGATCATGAGCCTGATCGGCGATCTGCTCTTCCCCAAGCAGGCGATCGCTCCGGACGAGCAGCGGGGGAACCTGCCGTTGGATGACATCGGTCCATGGATCGAGATGGGATTGCCCTCCCTGACCGACGCCGGGATCTCGGTCAGCCCGGACAAGGCCCTGCGAGTGTCGGCGGTCTATGCCTGCGTGCGGATCCTGGCCGAGACGGTGGCCATGCTGCCGCTGATCACCTATGAGCGGCTCGACCGGGGCAAGCGCCGCGCCACCGATCATTATCTCTATCCGCTGCTGCATGATCGCCCGAACGACTTCATGACGGCCTACACCTTCCGGGAGACGATGCAGGGCCATCTGGGATTGCGCGGTAACGCGTACGCGCACATTGACTATGACGGATCAGGCCAGGTGCAGGAGCTCTTCCCGCTGCGCCCGGATCGCATGGTGCAGATCGTCGAGAACAACGGACGGCTCATGTATCAGTACCAGCTGCCGAACGAAGTGCGCTGGTTCAGCGACGCGGAGATCTGGCACCTGGGCAGCTTGGGCGCCGACGGCCGCATCGGCTATTCCATGATCTCACTGCACCGCCAGGGCGTGGGCCTGGCGCTAGCCCAGGAAGCCTATGCGGCCCGCTTCTTCGGCAACAATGCCCGCCCGGGCGGTGTTCTCGAGCACCCGCAAAGGCTTTCCCCCGAGGCGCATAAAACCCTGCGCGACGACTGGGAGCGCATGCACCAGGGCCTCGAGCGATCGCACAAAGTGGCGATCCTTGAGGAGGGCGTGAAGTGGCAGGACATCGGGGTCAGCCAGCGCGATGCCCAGTACATCGAGGGGCGCAAGTTTCAGGTCACCGAGATCGCCCGGATGTTCCGTATCCCCCCGCATATGATCGCCGATCTGGAGCGGGCCACCTTCAGCAACATCGAGCACCAGGGCCTCGAGTTCGTGATGTATTCGATGATGCCGTGGTTCGTCAATTGGGAGCAGTCGATCGAGCAGTTCCTCATGACGGAGCGCGATCGCCAGCAGCACTTCGTCGAGTTCCTGGTCGACGGTCTGCTGCGGGGCGATACGGCGACCCGCTATGCGGCCTATTCCATCGGCCGGCAGAATGGCTGGCTCTCGGCCAATGACATCCGGGAGCTGGAGAACATGAATCCGATCGAGGGGGGCGATGAGTATTTCATGCCCCTGAACCTGCTCCCGATGCGCTCCAACGGCCAGCTCCATCTATCGGAGCGCATGGCATTGCTGCGGGCCACCTGGTCGGAGACAGTACCCGTGGCCGCGGACACGAAGGCGCTGCTCCCCGATCGCCAGCAGCGCTCCATGGATGCCCGCAAGCGCCTCCGCAGCGCCTACCACGAGCTCTTCCTGGATACCGCCGGCCGGATCATCCGCCGCGAAGTCAACGACATCGCCGGCAAGGCCAAGAGCCTGTTGGCGGCCCGCAATGCTGCCGAGCTCAGCCTGTGGCTGGACACCTTCTACGAAGACCACCGGGAGTTTATCCAGCGCCACATGCGGCCGGTCTTCCGCTCCTACGGGGAGGCGGTGGCGGCCGAGGCCGCGGATGAAATCGGGGCGGATCCGCTCACCGAAGAGCAGCTGGACAGCCTGGCTGCGCAATATGCCGACGAATTCGCCGCCCACCATATCGGGATCGGCCTCACCGAGATCCGCAACGTGATCCAGCGGGCCAACCAGGAGGGCGTGGATCCGCTGGAAGCGCTGCAGGAGCTCCTGGCCGAATGGGAGGAGTCCCGCCCCGTGGCGATCGCCGACATTGAAGTCGTGCGCTCGGGCAACTGGATGGCGGTCGGCCTGTATGCGGCCGCGGGCGTCACGATCCTGCGCTGGCATGCGTTCGGCAAGAGCTGCCCCTATTGCAGCAGACTGCACGGCCGGCAGGTTGGGATCCAGCAGAACTTCATCGGCGCCGGCGAAGACTTCCTGCCGGACGGCGACGGAGAAGCCCTCACGCCCAAGCACGACATACACCACCCGCCGGCGCACCGGAGCTGTGACTGCATGATCCTGGCGGGGAGCTGAGGAGGAAGACATGGCAGCCATGAAGCTGCACCACACGGAAACTTCGGAGGCTTCCTGGGATGGGCCGGCCAATGAGGCCCGCCTGCGAACCGATGAGAGCGAGAGCTACTACCGGAATGCGTTCGCCTGGCAGGATCCGGACGGGGATGCCGCGACCAAGGGCGCCTACCGATTCATCCACCACTGCGTGAGCGAGGGCGGGAACATCGGCGCTGCCTCCACCGTGGCCTGCATGACCGGCATCGGCGTGCTCAACGGCGGCAGGGGCGGCACGACCATTCCCTCCAGCGATCGCCAGGCCACATATGACCATCTGGCGGCGCATTTGAAGGATGCCGACATCGAGCCGCCCGATCTGCGGACTGGTGGGATGCCGACCCGCGAGGAGCGCACCATCCCCTTCCAGGAGCTCCGGGTGGAGCGCCGCAACGGCGTCAGCCCGGTGATCGTAGGCTATGCGGCGGTCTTCGATGTGCTGAGCGTGGAGCTGTGGGGCTTCTTCGAGAGGGTGAAGCCCGGCGCCTTCAGCAAGACCATTGGGGAATCCGATGTCCGCTCGCTCTGGAATCACAACTCGGACATGGTGCTCGGCCGCACCAAGAGCGGCACGCTGCAGCTCAAAGAAGACGAGATCGGGCTGCGGATCGAAGTGCAGCCGCCCGACGCGCAGTGGGCCCGTGACGCGGTGGTGACGATCGAGCGCGGCGATGTGGATCAGATGAGCTTCGGCTTCAACACGGTGCGGGACCGCTGGTATCAGGAGGAAGGTGGCGGCGGCCGTCTCATTCGCGAGCTGCTGGAGGTCCGGCTGTTCGATGTCTCGCCGGTGACCTACCCGGCATATCCGGACACCACCGTGCAAGTGAGAGAGCTGCTGGGGGCCGACTGGCCGACCTTCGCGCAGGCGCTGGAGCGCCTGGAGCGAGGCCAGGCCACGGCCGCCGATTTCAGGATGTTGGATCAGGCCACCACGGCCATCCGTTCACAGATGGGCAAAGACACCGCCGCGCCGGTCGAGGGCGACCACCCGGCGGATCCGGCCCCGCGGGCGACCACGGAGGCGCAGGCGCAAGCCGCGCACCGCCGGCGCCAGATGGAGCTTGAGAGGATCCGGTAAGCGAACACACCACGAGGAGGCAATAGGACATGAAGAAGAACGCAAGGGAGCTGCGTGACGAGCGCGCCCAGCTCATCGAGCAGGCGACCACCCTCAATGAGGCGGTCGAGGCCGAGGGGCGCGACTTCACGCAGGAGGAGCAGCTCCGCTACGACCAGCTGCTCCAGAATGCCGCAGGCCTGCTGAAGCGGGCCGAGCGGGACGAGGACCTGAAAGGTCTCCAGGGATCCCTGGTCACCCGCCAGGCGCCCGCCCAGCTCAAGATCGGCCGCGGCGACAGCGAGCTCCGGGCTTGGGCCCACTTCTTCCGCAAGGGAGACCTGGGAGCGGTCTCGGGACTCACCGAGGAAGACGAAGACGGCAAGGGTCCGGTGGTCCAGGTCCCGACCGGCCTGGCGCTGCGTGCGGTGGAAATGCGCGCGGTCGACAGCACGATGAACATCACGACCGCGGCCGATGGCGCCGCGTCGGTTCCTACCGGATTCTCGGGCGCCATCGCACTGAGGCGCAATGAGATCCGGCTGGCCGAGCGGCTGGGTATCCGCATGGTGCCCGGCAAGGGCACCACGGTCAAGTACCCGTTCGAGAACGCCGATCCATCGGTCTTCGCTGCCACGTCGGAGCAGGCGGACGACGGCTCGACCAACAACTATCAGCGAGATGTTGCTCCGGTCATGGCCAACAAGGACTTCACGTTGGCCAAGAAGACCAAGAAGCTCTGGTTGACCGAGGAGCTTCTGGACGACGAGGACATCAACCTGATGGCCGCCATCGCCGACACCATCGGCCGGGCGCTCGGCATGACGCACAACAGCCTGCTGATCACCGAAGTGGCCGCCAATGGATCGGTGCTGAAGACTTTCGCCTCCGCCACGGCGATCGCCGCCGGCGAGATCGAAGACATCGTGTACGGCGACACGGTGGGTTTCTACTTCGACGACGGGGGCTCGATCCACTGGGTCACCCGGCCGGCGACCTACGGCAACGTCAAGTCGATCACCGGCAACCCGCGCATGTACGGAGCGGATCCGCAGGATGGGCCCGCCGCCGGTGCGCCGCGGGCGCTGGAGGGTTTCCCGGTCCACTGGAGCCTGTATCCGGCCGCCACCGCCGCCAGTGCCAAGGACATCTACTTCGGCAACTGGAACTTCGTCGGCATGCGCGAGGAGCCGGCGCTGCGCTTCATCCGGGATCCGTTCAGCGTGGACGGCATCGTGGTGCTGAAGTACAGCTTCCGCACCGTCTACGGGGTGCTGATCGCCGGCGCGGTGGGCTATGGAGTGCATCCGAGCGCCTAGTGCGTGATGTCCTGGTCTTCACGCCCTATCTGCACCAGGTGGAGCCCAGGACGCTCGAGGCGCTCACCAGGCTGGAGTGGGAGGGCTCGCTCTCCCTCCTGCTCCAGCGGGATAACCCGTATGGCGAGGACCGCGTCCGCAATCATCTGCACCAGTACCAGCGGGGCCGGGAGGCGTTCCTGGCCGGGAGCTATGAAGCCATGCTCGTGATCGAAGCCGATGTGCTCCCGCCGCCAGATACGCTGCGCCGGTTGGATGCGCTGGACTGCGACCTGGCCTATGGCTGCGTGGCATTCCGCAGCGGTCCGCCGCACGTCGCCAATGTGCTCGAGCGCTATCCGGGCCAGGCCAGGAACATCGGCGAGAGCATCTCCCTTCGGCCGAACCTGTGGGAGGAGGCCCTCAAGCTGGGCACGATCGAGTGCAGCGGCAGCGGCCTGGCCTGCGTGCTCATCCGGCGGCATGTCCTGGAAGCGCTCGATTTTCGGGAGGTCCAGGACGCATTCGGTGTGTACTGCGATCTGCAGTGGACTCGGGAGGCCTACGCGGCCGGCTACGGCATGAAGGCGGACATGGGTGTCATGTGCGGGCACATCGATGCCGGCGGCTCCGTGCTCTGGCCGGAGGTCGTGGCGTGAGCGAGATCCGTGTGCTGGTGCTGGGCGCGCTGGGGATGCTGGGCCACCGCCTGGTGCTGTCGCTGCCGGAGTTCGGCTACCACGTGATCGGGACGGCGCGGCGAGGCCAGATGCTGACCCGCGGGCCTGGAGGGCTCCTGGAACTGGATGCGGTTGATCAACAGGAGCTCTCCGCCGTGCTGGATCGAGCCCGCCCGCATGCGGTAGTGAACTGCATCGGCTGGGTCCGACAGCGGTCAACCGCCGCCGCCTATGCCGAAGCAGTGCACGTGAATGCGGTCTTTCCTCACTGGCTGGACGCGGCCTGCTCCCAGCGCGGCGTCGGCATGATCCACCTGTCCACCGACTGCGCCGGCGAGCGGGACTGGTATGGCGTGACGAAGCTGCAGGGTGAAGAGCTGGAGCATGCCGTGGTCATCCGGACCTCTTTCATCGGCCATGAGCTCTTCCACCGTCTGGGGCTGCTGGAATGGCTGCTCCAGCAGAAGGGAAGGGTCGACGGATATGCCGGCGTAGTGTGGCACGGCCTGACGACCAATGAGCTGGCGGTCGTGATCGGCCGTTATCTGATCCCGGGCCTGCAGCAGCTGGCCGGGAGACGTTGGGATGTAGCCGGGCCGGGGATAACCAAGTGCGAGCTGCTGGAGCGGATCAATCGCGCCTACAACCTCTGTCTGGAAGTGCATCCGGTTGCGTTGCCGAAGCTGGAGCGCCGGCTTGATGATCAGCCCTTCTACGAGGCGACCGGCTATCGGGCCCCTGGCTGGGACGAGATGCTGGACCGCATGAGGCGAGAGCGGCCCGTCAGGATAGAGCTGGCGGCCGCCTGAGAGGAGAACCATCGATGGCCAAGGAGCAAACCGTACGCGTCATGGTGCTGAAGAGCTTCGGAGCCAGCCTGGGTGGCAAGCGCTATCGGGGCATTGCGGGCCAGGAGCTCGATATGCCGGCGGATGCCGACTGGATCAAGGCGGGCCTCTGTACGCCAGTGGTCGCCGCGGCCAAGGCAGCCGGCGCGCCGCGGGAAACCGCAGCGCTGGCCCCGGAGGAGACAGCAACCGCACCGGAGGCCAAACCGCCCACCGGGAAGAGGAGTACCGCCAAGAAGAGCGGCTAGTCCATGCCGAACCTCTACATCACGCCGGCGGAGATCAAGGACTCGATCCCGGATCTCATCCAGGCCGCCACCACCAAGTACGACGACGCGCTGCTGCGCTATGCCGGCCGGCTGAGCCGGTTCATCGATCAGCACTGCGAGCGCGTGTTCTTCCCCACGTCGGAGCTGCGCGCCTTCACCGGCAAGGGCGGCAGGGTGATGCGGATCCCGGACGTGCTGTCGATCTCGCAGCTGCGCTACTCGGAGGACGACGGGGCGACCTACACTGCCTTGACCCAGTCCGGCAACTGGCACCTGGCCCGTTCGGGCGACTTCGCCCATCCGGGCTCTTACGACCAGATCGTGATCGACCCGAACGGCACGAGCCTGGGGTCCTGGTCGAGCGGTCTCAAGGCGATCGAGCTCACCGGGATCTGGGCCTACGCCGACGACCGCGACGACTGCTGGGAGGACTCGCTCGACGAGGTGGAGGACAACCCGCTCACCGCCGCAGCCACCGAGGTCACCGTGAACAATGCCGACGGCGCCGGCGCCTTCGGCCCTATACCGCGTTTCATGGCCGGCATGCTGGCCCGGGCGGGGAGCGAGTACCTGGAGATCACGGCCGTGAACACCGCGACCAACAAGCTCACAGTGCTGCGCGGCCGCAACGGCACGACCGCCGCCGAGCACGTCCAGAACACGCAGATCGACATCTGGCGGCCTCCGGGGCCGGTCGTGGACGCGGCCCAGATCCAGGTGGTGCGCAGCCACATGCGGGCCACCCAGGGCTACGCCGACAGCCGGGCCAACGCCGACATCGGTCAGCTGTTCTTCCTGAAGAAGCTGGATCCGGAGGCTCAGGAGAAGCTGCAGCTCTATGTCATGGTGCACTACGGATGATCCACTACGAGGTGGTGGTGGAGGGTCTGCGGGAGGCCATCCAGCGGCTCGAGCGCTTCGACGCGATCGCTGAGCGGCATCTCAGGCGGGCCATGCTGAACTCGGCCCGGGATGTTGCCAAGACCACCCGGGCGCTGGCGCCGGTCGGCGAGACCGGTCAGCTGCGGGCCGGGGTCGATCACGAGCTGCTGGTCGGCTCCTCGATCGGGGAGATCTCCGGGCGGGTCGTTGACCGCACGTACTACGCGCTGTGGGTGGAGTTCGGGACCGCCTATCCATCATCCGTCCGGGCGATTGCTACCACCCTCAGCGGCACGCGCAAGGCGGCCGTGCGAGTGGCCCGTACTCGGGCTGCGAAACGCACCGCCGGCCGGCACTTCATGTACCGCGCCTTCATCGCCACCCGCGGCCGGGTGATGGATCACTTCGGCCGCGCACTGGACGATCTGACGGCAGAGCTGGGAGGCCGCGGTGCCCATTGAGGACTGGTCGCCGACACTGAAGTCCAAGATGCAGGAGATCGCGGGGCTCGAGCAGGTCCACGACTATACGGACATGCCGGGGGAGATCGCCGTGTTCCCCTCGATGATCATCCTGCCGGTGCAGGGAGAGTTCGAATACTCGAGCGGCGGCCCGCAGAAGGAGCATCACGAGGTGTCCCTGACGATCTACACCGCCGGGCAGATCCTGGGCGAGGCCATGGGACAGGCGGTGCCGTTCATCAAGCTGGTGAAGGAGAAGCTGGCGGCCAACATGAGCCTGGATGGCAAGGTCGTAACCATCCTGCCCTCCGGTTCGGCGCCGAGCTACGACGGCCCGGGCGGCGTCCGCTACGGCGAGAAGACCCACACCGGCATCATCTTCCGCTACCACGTCAAGGAGAAGAGCGGCAGCTTCACGGTTGCCGCCTGAAGGAGGCGAGCATGGGCAAACGCTATCGCTACATCGGCTCAGGCCTGGGCGTGCCCGGGCTGCCGCATGAGATCGACGAGGAGGAGGCCGAGCGCCTGGGCCTCCTGGACCTGCTGAAGCAGGCTGTGCAGGCGAAGGTCTATCAACTGATCCCGGAGAAGGCCAAAGGGAAGACCGCGGCCGAGGAGAGTGACTGATGGGTGAACGTGCGTTCAGCAAGCTGCAGTTCGGGATCGAGAGCGCGGCGGCGCACGGCACGGCCGTGGCCGCGGACACGATCCTGGCCGGGGCCGAGATTCCCCCGGTCAATCCGGACCGCCAGCCCGGCTTCCCGGAGGACAACCTGGGGGTGCGGGCCCGCTCGAGCCGGGCGCGCATCGACCAGCTGCTGGCCACCAACACGCTGAAGATCCCGGCGGCCTACTTCCAGGCGCTGCCGGCGCTGCTCTCCTGCGGGATCAAGGGCGGCATCACGCCGGCGGAGCAGACCCCCAGCCAGAATGACATGCTGTGGGCCTTCACGCCCAGCATGGTGGCTTCCAACGCGCCCGACTCCATGACCCTGGAGGCCGGCGACGACACCCAGGCGGTGGAGATGGAGTACCTGATGTTCGAGCGCATCATGCTCTCGGGCCAGGTGGCACAGGCGGGTGAGATGGCTCCGGTTGCCTTGGAGGCGGACTACTTTGCCCGCCAGGTGACCCCGGCCAGCTTCACCGGCTCCCTGTCGGTGCCGACCATGACCGACATCAACGCCAAGCTCAGCCGGATCTACGCCGATGCCCTCTGGGCCAATCGGGGCGTGACCGAGCTGGCCTCCATCCTGCGCTCCTGGGAGTTCGAAGTGCTGACCGGCCTGCATCCCAAGTTCCTGGGCTCGGCCGACAAGTTCTTCACCACCCATGGCCAGTCCGTCCTGGAGGTCATGCTCACGCTGAGCTTCGAGCGCAATGCCCTGGCCGACGCCGAGTGGGATAAGTTCCGGGCCGGCACAAAGCAGGCGATCCGGATCAAGATCGACTCGGGCGTCGCGATCGGGACCGGGGTCAACCATTCGCTCACGCTGGACGTCTTCGGCGCCTACGAGAATATCATCCCGATGGCGGAGGAGGACCGCGGCAACAATGTCGACACCGCCCTCTTCCATGGGCTGTATGACCCGACCGGCGCGCAGATCTTCGATGCCCGGGTGATCACCAACGTGGCCGCGATCTAGGAGAGGCCGATGCCCATTCAGATCCGCAAGGTCGTGCGGCCGCTGGCGCTGCGCGGTCTGGCCCAGGAATACGAGGATGACTTCATCTCCGTCTGGGTGAACCCCAATCGGGAGATGCTGGCCCGCTTCGATCTGGCGCGCGAGGAGACCGAGCAGATCAAGAAGCAGCTCAGCGCATTGGCGGCCGAGAAGAAGGCGGATCCGAAGAAGATCCGTGAGATTTCGGATGGCCTCGATGAGGCCAATCGGCTGCTGTATGCCTGGTACGCGGACATCTGGAGCCAGGGCGAAGAGACCAGCCATCATGTCACGGCCGAGGCCGTGGAGGCGTGGGCCCGGACGGCCGACCCGGCGCTGTGGCTCTACCTGACATCCGGCACCTGGCGCCTGATCAACGACCACCTGGCTCACGCAAAAAAAGGGTGAAGGATGAGCTGCTGGCGGTCACGCAGGGGCATGGGACGGCCTGGGAGCCGCTCATGGAGCTCATCCTGGCCCGCAAGGTAAACGCAGCCCTTGGCGGCGTGCTGGTGGGCCCCTGGGACATTGCACACATGGACGACGCGACGCTGCAGATCATGACGTCCTATATCGATGACCTGCCGGCCATGAGCGCCGGGTGGTCGAAGGTGCAGGCCGCCCGGGCCAAGTGGCGCGATTCGCATCCCACCTACGGCAAACACCGCCGAGGGATGAGGCACTAGCGTGGCTGAGCGGTCCATCCTCGATCTGATCCTGCGCAGCAAGCGCACGGGCGAAGGCGCCAAGCAAGCGCAATCCGACCTGCAGAAGTTCAACAAAGAGGTCGAGAAGGCGCAGAAGCTGGCGCAGGAATTCGGCAAGGGGATGGTGCGGGCCACCGCGCTGGTGGCCGGGCTGGGCTTCACGGCCAAGAAGGCCTTCGATTTCGGCAAGGCCGGCGCCGAGCTGGAGAACATCGAACGGCGCTTCGACCGCTTGGCGGGCCAGATGGACGTGTCGACGACCTTCCTGCAGGCCATCAAGCGCGAGACCGGCGGGGTGGCTTCCGAGTTCGAGCTGATCGCATCCTCGATGGACCTCATGTCCCTGGGGTTGGTCAAGAACGAGAACCAGCTCCGTCGGCTGGTGCGGGTATCGGGAGAGCTGGGCTTCGACATGAACCAGCTGGTGCTCACGCTGTCGAACATGACCACCATGCGTTTCGACGCGCTGGGGGTCTCCGTCGATGGATTCAAACAGCGGGTCAACGCCTTGAAGGCCTCGGGGCTCGACGCGGCTGAGGCTTTCCGTGAGGCCTTCCTGCAGCAGGCGGAAGCCCAGCTGGAGCGCGTGGGCTCCGTGGCAGACACCACGCTGGGTGCCTTCAGACGGCTCGAGTCGCAGATCAAGAACATCGGCGATGAGGCCAAGAAGTTCGCCGCCGAGGCGCTGGGCCCGACCGTGCTGCGCCTGGCGGAGAGCTTCGAGGCGACGGAGACGCTCACGGATGCGGTCGGGCTGGCCATCATCACGGAGGAGCAGTACGACGCCCTGATGAATCAGCGGGCCCGGCAGCTCCTGACCAATGCCAGGATCCAGGAGCTCTACGGGGCAGCGATCGAAGCCGTCACGGCCCGGGAAGAGGCCGCCTCGGCGGCAACCGCCGATTGGAACCGCCGGCTGGAGGAGCAGGCCCAGCGTCTGGCTGGGTTGGAGGACATTCAGCCGACGCTGGCGGTGAAGATGGAGCTGGAGACCGAAAGCATCTTCGCCAAGGTGCAGGAGCAGCTCGGGCTCATGGAGCGCGGCGCCGGCGAGCTGGCCATTGTCGCCAAGCTGCTTCCGGAGGTCGATTGGGGCCTGGTGGATCCGGCGCTGCGGGCCATGATCCTGGGGGAGGGAGAGGCGCTCTCCATGCTGGTCGAGGCGGACATCGAAGGGATGACGCCCGAGCAGCAGGAGGAGCTCAAGCGCCAGATCACCGAGGCGACCGATCTTCCTCCCGAGCATGTCAACCAGCTGTGGGCCAACTTCCAGGCAGGTGGGACAACCGCGGTTCAGGAGTGGGCTACCTCCACCCTCGGTCTGCTGCGAGGCACGGTGGGACCGGCCATGCAGGCCGCGGTGGATCCGCTGCTTAGCGCGGCAGGGCGCTTCACGCGCTCGCTGGATGAGCTGGATGGGCGGCGGATCAAGATCTACGTCGACTACATAGCCGCGGGCAGCGTCCCGGAAGGGCAGCATGGATTCCGCACCATGGTGGGAGGCATGCCGGGTCCGGACCGCAATCTGTTCATTGCGCGGGTTACACGCGGCGAGGAGATCGAGATCAAGCCCAGATCCCGCTCACCGCAGCCGGGGATGGCGAGCGGGGCCACGGGTGGCAGCAAGACGGTCAATTTCTACAACACGATCGGCTCGGACATGGACGGCATGGCGTTCGTGGAGAAGGCCAAGGCGGCCTTCGAGAGGCTCTAGCGGATGGCCAGGACGCTCAAGATCACGGACGGCACGACCAGCGTGAACCTGATCGACACGGCGGCCACCGGCATCATCCTGCAGCGGGGCGGCGGCGGTCCGGGCGAGATCCCCTTGGGCTTCTCGGAAGGGCCGCAGGTGGTGGAGCGCTGGACCTTCAACCTGAAGGGCTCCAGCCACGACAACGTGGCCTCGCAGCTCTCCACTCTGATCAAGCTCACCCGCCAGGCCAAACAGTATCACGAGGAGATCTGGCGGCGGAAGGCGGTCTATGTCGAGAGCCAGACCACTGCCGAGACTGCGGCGCGCTATGCGCTGCTGTTCGAGGCCACGGATCTGGAAATCCCCGATCGCTACGACTTCCCCTTCGAAGGCGATTCGGAGCTGGAGGGCCTGGGCCTGACGCTGGTGCGCGCCCACCCCTGGAGCTCCCAGCCGCCGGGAACGCTGGGCGCCGCCGTAGAGCTAGACGCCTCCAACGGTCCGGCGGATCCCTCCAAGGTCCACCTGGCCAACTTCCGGGATACGGCCAACCTCACGCATGTCTTCGTCGACGACGGCGGCGTATTCGGTAGCAACCTGCTCTCGGCAGGCTCCGGAACTGCGCTCTGGCCGGCCTCGCCGGCCGATGAGGACCACCTCTACTTCGGCTCGACCGACGGCCCGTTCAAGCATGTCTGCCTGGGCATCGCCACGGCCATGGCCTCCTTCACCGGAAACCTGGTCGTCGAGTATTGGGACGGGGCGGATTGGGGCACCGTGACGGTGCTGGGCACCGAGTACACGCTCTTTGCAGCCGGGCTGGGGGAGGTCACGGACATCGATCAGCTCTTCACGGCCGCCGGCCTATGGTCGATCAACCTGTTCCCCAAGAGCGATTGGGCCGCGGTGGCGATCAACAGTGTCACCGCACACTGGATCCGGATCCGGATCGAGGCCTTCACGTCGATGGGCACGGTGCCGACCAAGGACGGCAGCGCGATCTACGCTCAGCGCTCGCCGCACCTGGAGATCCCGGCCGCGGCTCTGGGCGGAGATAGCCCCGCAACGCTATGCCTGCGGCTGTGGGCGCCCTCAGGAGGGGGTGTAACTCCAGGTCCCGCCAGCCTGTCGCGCATCCTGGTCGGGGCCAAGTCGCGAGGCCTCACCACATTCGTGAGCCATTTGAACGCCGGCGGCGCCGACAACCCGGCGGCCTGGTTGGTGGCCTACGGGACCGACAGCGCCTCCGCCTCCGACCCGGCGAGCCCCGGGGGCGCCCGGGCGCACGTCACCTTCGCCACCGACACCAACATGGTGGCCAGGGTCAAATTCACGGGAGACGGGATTCTGGACGATTATGAGGGGGAGTACCGCGCATTCGTCCGGCTGGAGCAGGTCGGCGGGGATGCGGGCGACTGCGAGATCCGGCTGCGGACTTATCTGGGTGCGGAGAGCGACAAGTACCCCAACATCGATACGCCGGATGTGGCCACCGAGGGCGCCGACCAGGGGCCGGAGTGGCTGGATCTGGGCCTGCTGCGGCTGCCGCTCACCCGGGCCTTCAACGCGGATGACCTCTCGGACACAGACCTGATCTTTCAGGTCATGGCCGCCCGGCTCGCCGGTTCGGCGGTGCTGCGTATCCATGACCTATGCCTGCTGCCGGTCGATGAGTGGACCTGCGGGCTGGACGACTTCGCGGCCGATATGACCAACGGCAACACCTCCCTAAAGGGCGGGAACGTGCTGGACGTCGACGGCGGGCTGATCGGGATGCGCATCCAGCGCTATCTGTACGATGGGACCACGCTCGCCCCTGCCGACATCTGGGGCCTGATGGGCCGGCCCCCGGAGCTACGCTCGCCTTCCTCCGCCACCCGGCTGTACTTCCTGCTGCTGCACTTTTCGGATGCCTGGGGACAGGCGCCGCTGGCCTCCCGGCTCGGCTGCCATCTGGCCGCGGAGCTATTCATCCACCAGCGCTATGCGGTGCTGCGGGGGTCGGGATGAGCGCGGGGAGCATCCTGATCCAGGCCAACCCGGTGACGGCCTGGGAAGGCTTCCGGGCGTTCGCGGCGGAGCACCCGCAGGCAGAATACCGCTACAGCCAGTTCACGGCTGCCGATCACGCGGAGGGTGGTTTCTGGAGCTGCTCCTTTCGGCTGGAGGGCCGGGAAAATCTGCTGCTGGAGATGTTCGAGAACGGCCTGGGGCGGCATGTGGAGGTGTGGAACGATCGCCTTGGCCAGGATTTCGAAGGCGTGGTCTGGGCGATGGACCTGGTCATCCCTCCCAACCGCTATTCGATCTCGCTGGACCCGGTCCATAACAAGATGTGGATGCGTGCCGACATCGACGCCGATGGAGAGGTGGAGCGCACGACGGTTCTGACAGAACTGGACAGCCAGGGGCGCTTCGGCATCATGGAGAAGGTGCTGCAGGGGGCCGAGGCCCCGTCGCTGGCCGTGGCCGACCAGGCCGTGCAGATCTTCCTGGACCTGCAGGCCTGGCCCAAACCGGAGATGGGCCTGGGCCAGGGATCCGGCCGCCTCCGCCTGGAGATGTTCTGCCGAGGCTACATCCAGCTGCTGGGGAAGCGGATCTACAACCAGATAGCGCTCACCGGGACCGCGACGGCCACGGAGGTCTTCAAATCGGTGGTGGACGCGGTCGGGGAGTTCGTGGGCCGTCAGAAGCGCAAACAGAATTCGACCCCGACCGCCCGGGAGTTCGACGTCGACCGCAACGCCCAGCAGCTGCTCTTCGATCTCGGCCGGGCGGGCGATAACACCGGCCAGCGCTGGCAGGTGCTTATGCTGGGGCACTCGGCTAGCAGCGTCGCGGGCCGCGTGATCCATTTCAAGCCGTTCGCGCCGGCGGAGGCCTGAATGCAGATCGAGCTGGGCCAAAAGCTCCTGCCTTCGACGCTGGTGATCGGCAACACGATCGACATCTCCGGTCTGTCGATCAGCCCGGACTTCATGTTCTTCTCCTGGCTGATGGCCTCCGCCGAGGGCGGCCCCACGAGCAACAGCGCCCGCTTCGGTTTCGGGTTCACCGGCGGCACGAGTCTGGATGGCCACATCGCCGGTGCGCGGCGACAAGGGGAAGATCCGTATGGGACGCAGAGCGCGATCCGGACGGACAGCTGCATCTCTGCGATGAGCGCATCCGGCGCGTATGCGATGTCGGGAGCCGTGAAGTTCAACACCTGGATCGACGGCGGTGTTCGTCTGGAGTGCATCAGCAACTTCTCCCAGGACCTGCTCGTCGAGTTCATGGCCATCTCGGGCATCGGCGCATTCGACGTTCACACGCTGACCGAACCGGCCTCTGCGGGCGAGCAGGTCAAGAGCGGGTTGGGCTTCGCGCCCGGATCGCTCTTCTGCCTGGGCACCAGCATGTCGGCGATCAACAGCGGGGGCGCTCATTGGCTGCTGTCGATCGGCTGCGCCACAGGGATCGAGTCGACGGAGCAGGCGGTGCTGTCCGGCATCGAGCGATCGAGTCTGGGTTCGGGCGATCTGACCAGCTACAACCGGGGTGGGGAGGTGATCTGCCTGTATCCCACAGGGACCAGCAATCCGACCCCGGACGCCAGGGCTTCCGTGTCGAACCTTGCCGCGGACGGATACACCCTGACCTGGAGCGAACGGGCGGCCTCGCGGACGATCCTGGTGCTGGCGCTGCAGGCCTCGCTCGAGCTGGGCACGCTGCTCACCCGGACCGACACCAATCCATTCACCGAGGCCTACACGAGCGCCCCGGCGGGGATCCTGTTCTTCAGCAACACCGAGGCGGAAACTCCGCAGGACACCGGACCCACCGGGGGGAACTGCCCTTACAGCATCGGGGCGGCGACCGACCCATCCAATCGTTGGTGCGTGGCCACCCGCGGCAATGGGGACGGAGCCACGCTCGGCTCGATAATCGGCCTCTTCATCCGCAGCCGCAGCGTCTACTTCAACTTCAATGCTTCCGATACCGCCGACGGTGAGATGGACATCGATGCGGACGGCCTGGGGGCCTCCGAGATGGCGCTCATCATGGATGACGCTGACCCCTCCCAGGCCTTCGTCTGGTACGTGATCTTTCCCTCCGTCGCACTGGACGTCCGGCCGCGCCTCCTGCGCTATCACGAGAACGCGCACGTCTCGCGGATGCTGGGCAGAACCGTCATCCTGGATCCGTTTGGCCGCGAGATCCCGCCCAATGAGCTGCAGGTGGATGAGTGGATCCGCTCGGACGGGGCTTTCATGCCGACCTCTCGCAAGTTCTCCTCGCTGGCGCTCGACCCGGCGGCGGGCTACATCGAGGCGGTGGACGAGCGCCGGGCTCAGCTGCGCATCACGGTGGTCCGGGAGGGTCTATTCGAATCGGTGATGCGCCGGCTGGGGCGCGGAGGCTGACATGCCTGTCTACAACTCCGGCCTGATGCTGGACGATACCGGGTACACCGTGCAGGAATATGTGCAGCTGCTGGCTTCGGGGCAGACAGCCGCCCCGGAAGACCGCCCGAAATACGGGGGGACCGTGGTTGCGGACGCGCCGCGCCGGCGGTCGGCAGCCCTGGCGCCTGAGAGGCCGGCCACGCCAGCGGCCAGGAAGATCGGCCTGGTGCTCGGCGTCTACCAGCCGGAGCTTGCGCGGCTCCTGGGAGATTTCTGATGTACTCCTCCGAGAAGGCCAATGGCGGCTATCGGATCCTGGACGGCAAGGAGCCGGTGGAGGCGGAGACGGTCGTGGATCTGCTGAACGGGCTGGGCCAGAACCAGGATTACGTGGCCCGGGTGAGCTACGAGCAGGTGCGGGATCAGCTGATGGCGGAGCGGGAGCAGCTCGCGCAGCAGGTGGAGGATCTGCAGGAGGCGCTTACTACAAGCGCCGAGGATCAGTCGGATCTGACGCTGGCTCTGGATGAGGCTGCGGCTCGTACGGCGGAACTTCAGGGCGCGCTGGATGCCAACACGGGCGGCCGCTGGTCGCAGATCGAGATCGACGCGGCTAAGTGGCGGGCCCAGGAGCTCAAGCGCAAGGCGGAGGAGAAAGCGTGAGCATTCCAACTGGAAAGGGCGTCTGGATCTGGCAGGCCTGGGGGATCCTGGGAGGCACGATCGACGCCCCCAAGTACGACGAGGTCGTGCAGGCGCTGGTGGCCGCCGGCGTCTCCCACGTCTACCTGAAGGTGGCCGACGGCGTGCACCCCTACAACGTGAAGTGGGCCGACTATCCACGCTGGTCGGGCGCCATCAAGGCCGACATCGCCGGCGAGCTCACGATCCGCCTGCAGCAGGCGCTGATCCAGGTGATCGGCTGGCAATACGTCTACGGCATCGGGCCGTTGGATGAAGCGGCGATCGCCGTCTCCCGCACCAAGGCGCTCAAGCTGGATGGGTTCTCGATCGACGCCGAGGCCGAATACAAGCTGCCGGGCAAGGGCGCAGCGGCCGAGTCCTACAGCCAGGCGCTGCGCAAGGGCCTGGGCGGCCTCCCGATCTCGCTGGCCACCTACCGCTATCCGCGCCTCCACCCGCAGCTGCCCTATGCTCCGTTCCTGCGGCGCTGCGACCACAACGCGCCGCAGGTGTACTGGGAGCAGGCGCACAATCCGGTGCAGCAGCTGCGGGATAGCCGCAAGCAGTACGACATCGTCTACGCCGGCGCCGGCATCGCTCCGATGCCGTTCACTCCGGTGGGCTCGGCCTATGGGGCCGGATCCTGGAGAGCGACGTCGGCGGATGTGACCGCCTTCTTGGCCGAGGCCAAGGCCTCAGGATGCCCGTCGGCCAGCCTGTGGTCGATGGACTGGATGCTGGCGCTGGGGGCGGAGCTGTGGCAGGCCTTCGCGGCCTTCGACTGGCT